GTGTAGTTTCTTTAGTTGCCTTTTCTTTTTTATTAAAAATAGCATCCCAATTATCATCAAACTTCTTTTTGTTCTCAGGCTTGTACCAACTTCCTGTATCGCCTAATATCTTCCCTGTTTTCTTGCCTTTAATCATTAGTGGTTTTGCGTTACTTCCGATTATTGCCATAATGTCCTAATCCTTTATCAAAGATCAGGGGGCTTTTACACCCCCGTCTCTAATTACTTACTTAGTCAATACCATAGAACGCTGAAACAAGTGCGTCTGGGCGTAAAACTTTAGCGCCGTATACATGCAAACCACGGCAGATGTCACCAAAGCTGTCTGGGTCGCGAAGGACTTCAGTGCTTGTGATGGTCTGTGCAGTTGCAGTAGAGCTAATGTGTCCCGCAAGAATCTGGCCTGCGGCATTAGTGGTAGCGGCGATGTTGTTCGACTTATACATGTCGAAACCACGTAGCTTGCCAGAAGATACCAATCCATTGCGGATTGAACCTTGTCCGGCGTTGAAGTCAACAGACATCAGCTTAGAGCTAGACTGAGATAGTTGCTCGTAAAAACTAGGTGGAGCTAGGAACCAACGGCCTTCTTCTGGGATGTTCTGCTCGTCAAGTAGACGGGCCATGTGTGCCATGACATCCAGAGGATCGTGCTCACTAGAACCAAAACCGATATCCAAGTTACCAGTGCCATCAAATGTTCCTGCGGCTAGGTCAGTAGCACTGTCGCTACCAAGGATGTGGTTAGGGCTTGAGGCTGAAACGCCTGCAAACATCTTAGCAATTACACCTGCGTCAAATGCGTCACGCAATGCGTAAGCGGCAGATGAAGATGCAACTTCTTTAAAGTTCACATGAGACATAGCTGTTTCAATATCATCAACTTTGAATTTAAATGCGTTAGCCACATCTACAATCAAAGTAGTTTCAACGTCAGTCAACTTGGTCTGAGTTACGTCAGCGCCACGCTCATAAGCGTATACAGTGATTTCTGGCTCTTTGATGATCTTTACAGAATCGCCGTAGCCTGAGATTTCTCCACTGTAGTCAGTGTTAGTGATTGCTTCAGCTACCGAAGCTTTTCGGAAGAAGTTTAGAACCTTCTTAGAAAAGACTGCTGGTAAAAAGAAGCTGTTAGTTTGACCAGATATTGAGTTAGCAAAGTTACCGTTGGTATCTGTGCTTTGCTCAAATAGTTGGTTTGATGTGTTATAAGCCATTATGTGTTACTCCTAAAAAAGACAAGTTAATTAATCTACTATCCTGCCTTCAAGTATGGCTTGATCAATTTCACTTTCGTATTTATCGAACTGAACCATAGACAGTTTAGCAATTTCCCGTTGTGACCAGATCTTTGGTTCTTTAGTATCCACATTAGTTGTTTTAGTAGATACCATGTCAGCTGCTGATCTGGCAGATTGTGATTTTCCTGTCGGCTGTTTAGCTTTTGTACTTAAACCAGTCTCCATTTTATAAAGATCAATAGCTTTGATTGCAAGTGGAACATTATTAGGGTTGTTGTAAATCCAGTCCTGAATTTGCTCAGGTTGTTCTTTAGCCCATGCATGAAACTTTTCGTCTCCACGGATGTCCTCAAAATCAGGATGCCGTGAACGCAATGTAGCTTCTGCTTCTTTTCGCCCTATTGCAGCTTCTCTTTCTTCGATGATAGCCATCTTAGCTTTAAGAGCTTCAAGTTGCTCAGCGCTTTTTAAATGCGCAACAGTTTCTACAGTATCATACAGATCTGGGTACTGTGTCCTAAAAGTTTGAAGATCTTCTTTGCTTTTTGGCGGCGCATAAGGAACTTGTTGTTCCTGACTTGCTGCTTTTAGCTGGAGTTCTCGCTGCTTAAATTCTGCAATACGTTGATCATAGTGTTTCTTTAAATCATCATATCTCTTTTTATAATTGGAACTTCCTTTCTCAGAAGACTCTTCGGAAGGTGCCGAGCTACGGGTGGCCTTTGATTGAGTTTCTTCTTCGTAGTACATTCCATCAGCACTTCCTCTACTAGGTGCATCTGGCGTATGCCAAGACTTCTTAGAGTTGTACGGATTGGCTTGTGGTTCATTTACATCGTCATTAACATCTAACATTCTATCACTCTCCTTTAGGGGCTTGTCAGTCTTTCAAGGTGGCTGTACTGTTCGCGTTTACAATACAGGGTCTTGATACTCCAAGGTGGCCTCTGGATTTTTATTATGATAAGGGGTTCAAAGAATTTTGAAGTGGCCTTATCGGTTTCGTACACTTGGCATTTGATTAGCGTCAATCATTTGTTTTCTGATTTCTTCATCTTCAAGAGCAGGATCATACATACCTGTTTTTTGATCTACAGGCATATCGTCTACCATGCCGCCAAATGCTTTCTTCATTAAACCACCGTCATAGGCTTTTTCAGCTTCGTCCATCATAGTTTGTAGCTTGTCAGCGCCTAACTGATCGGTAGCTTTTTTGGTGAAAACAAATTCACCATCCGATAACCTTGCGGGAATCGAATCTGATGTTCCAGTTCCGGGGCCATCAACTTCCCCAGCGCCAGAAAATTCTGTTGCTGTTGATATTACTTTATCAAAAATATCGTTTAAGCGTTCATCTGTGTCAAGAATATCCATAAGATACTCTTGATCTTCTATTGGAAGTGCTTCGTTCAAAACATACTTAAGGTGTTCTTGTTCCATTTCATCGTCTGGAAGCTGTGAAGCTTCTGCCGCTTCTTTTTCATCTTCAGGGATGTTGTCGTAAGTGTCTTCTGGCATCTCGTCTTCTAAACCCATTTCAGGGGCTACAAGCATAGAGCCTTCGTTGTATTTTACTTTAAAGGGATCGTTTTTCATTTTACCGCCAGCCATTTTAATAGCACGAGGAGTAAGTGTTTCTAAACGATCTAAAGCAGGGCCGTATAAATTAATATCTTCTTCTGATACATTTTCTTTAAATTCTTTAAGCTGTTGTGGCTTAAGTTTTTGCAAGTATCCGTACATGTCTTCAGTGTCTTGAAATAAACTTAAGTTTTCAGCAGCTTCTTTAGGAGTCATGCCGCCAGCAGCTTCTGCTTGTTGCTCATACATTTCCATTGCGTAGTCATCGCCCATCATATTAGCTTGAGATTTAGCAGGGAGCGCTCGCATTAAAGCTTTATATTCTTTATCGCTTAATTCTTCTAAGTACTGCGGGTTCTCAATAAGCTTTTGATCTAGCGCTTCTTTGACTCGCTCAGCGTCTATTTTCTCTACTTTAGCTTTAGAGACTTTTTTGCCTACTGTTTTTTCTGCTGCGTCATCTAGCTTGCCTAAAAGACTTAAGATTATTCCTGCTTTACCCGCCATTATTCTACCCTCTTTCTTGCTTCAATTATTTGGTCTCTAAGCTGTAGGAGTCCGGCCAGAGAACTCACTCTCCCCTGCTTGCGGTACACTTCCAGTTCCGATGTTGCCACCGCCAGTCCCTGTAACTCCAAGTTCTTGAGGTTGTTCAGGTGCTCCTTGAGGGCTTCCCATAGTTCCGGGTTGTTGATTAGGGGCGATAGCCGCGCCGCCATTTGCTTGTCCAGCATTTTGTGCTCCTATAATTTTTGCCATAATCGCTGCTTCTTCAGGATCATTAAGAATTTCGTCAGGGTCAAGATCCAAACTGTATGCTAGTTCGCTAATGATCTTAGAGATCTTAACAAAAGGAGCAATGGCTGGGTTCTGGGCCGTTTGTAAAAACATTGTTAAGCGTTGGCTTCGGACTTCTTTTTGCATTAAGCTGTTTGTGCCTAGCGCTTTAACTTCTAAATCGCCTCGAATGTTTAGCTCGCCTTCAAAAAACTGCATGTTCCATTGAAAGAAGTACTCGCCCAATGGCTTCAACAAGAAATCATCAACATTCTTAACCACTGTTTTCATATTCAAAGACGCAGCACCTAGCAACATAGACATACCAGACGCAGTTCTTGTCATGCTTTGTACGCCTGTCTGTCCGTGAGAGTAACTAGGAATACCTGTCTCTTCGTCTGCAAGCTGTCGGAACTTATCAAACATCATTAAGTTTTCTTGAGAAGTGTTAGGGAACTTTAAGCCATGAATTGCTTGGCCTTGCATTCCTAC